CTCGCCACCAAGGTCACCACCTAAGTCGGTTTCGTCAGGGGCACCCAATTCATCACCTAAATCTCCACCAGCGGCAGTAGGCGAATCAAAAGCGGGCTCCTCGCCAGTAGCCTCAAGTGATTTATCCATTCTTTTATCGTAGTATCGTTCTCTCTGATTACGAAGGAACTCATCGTTATCCAATCCAAAGATATTTTCAGCGATCCAACGACGACTAAACATTGTTTCTTGGGCTGCTCCAGCAACCTCAAACTTCTGCTTGATGAACTCAAGCTCTTGGATCTGTGCCAACTTACTTGGGTTATTAAGAGATAAATCGAATGAAATAATATCTTCACCTCTGTAACCCAAGGTGTATAAGTGGATAATACCAATCTTTTCCAACTCTGCGATGACTGATCTTTGTAACCTTTGGATAGTTCTAGCAAAGCGAATATCTTTTTGAGCCAGTGTCGTCTTCTCTTCAGGCATTTGATCTAGTTGAGAAAGATAAGATTTTGGGATCTTAATAGCTGAGAACATTTTGTCTCTTAAGTAATTAACATCGTCAATAGCTGCTGCGTTCTGACCACCGGGCAGAGTTTCAATTGATGTTGCCGAGCCTTGACGGACAGGCAAGTAAAAGTCTTCTTCTACAGACATCGGGTTGTAACGAAGATCAATTTGACCATTGTCAGGATCTACTAACTGGTGTCTCTTCATGTTGGTGATGACTTTTTGCATATATTGTTCAATATCTTCTGGTGGAATACCACCGACATCAATTTTAAACACTCTTCTTTCTGGTGCTCTTACGATTCTGTAAGCCATCATCGCGTCTTCCATCAGAGTTAATTGTCTCCAAATACGACGGGCTGATTCTAGAACAGAGGTTCCATAAGGAGCATATTTGTCATTACCAAGCACTCTAAAGTGAGCCATCTGCCAGTTTTCAAAAGTCAAACCACCATTGTTCCACTGATATTGAATGTAATTTGGGTTTGTTTTGTCTTCGCCCTCTAATCTTTCGATTTCTCTAAGAGGAAGTCCAATAGCTGAAGTGATGCCCATTGCCTCATCGATATCTAAGTAAAGGAAGTAATCTCCATACTTACACATGTTGCGACACCAACTAAACAAGTTGGACTCAATGTTCAAAACATTGTAGTAAAGTTCTTCTAGAATAGATTTTAGCTCTTCATTGTGGCAATCAATCTTTAGTAAGGGAGTTAAAATGCTGTGAGTGGTCATCTCGTCAGCATAGATGTCTAGAGCAGATGCTAATTCAGGCATGTATTCCATTTGATCGAAATCTAAGTATCGCTCGGCACGATTGTGATTAACCATAATCGCGGAGTTCATATAGTCGTAAGGGTTGTATCGAGACTTTTTAAAATCTAAACCAGCTAATGACTTGAATTTCTTAGAATACTTATTTAAATTTCTTCTTCTATCTAATGCGACTTGTTCTTGATTGTAGTTTACAATTGGTCCTGAAAAGATTCTAGTTAGAGCCTTGAACAAGGGCGATACATTATTTCTCGGATTTCTTTTTTGATCTGCCATTTTTACCCCTTAAACAACCAAGCAAAGTTTTTATATTGATTCTGTTGTTGTCTTAACTTCTTATTAGGATTAGTATACCCTATTTGACCGGGAATTTTAGTATTAAACTCTTTTTTAGACTGACTTAAATTCCCAGCGAAAGCCATCTTGTATTCCATCTCTCTCTTATTTGCTATTAAAGCTATGTCTCTGATCCAGCAGCCGATTGCGAAAGACATGACTAAATCGTCATTATAACCGCGCATTGCTTCTGCTCTACCATTGTTCCAAATAAATGTTTTCATTTCGTTTGCTAGTCTTGTAGACTTTATTGTAACTAGTTTTGTGCGAATGAACTCTTCGAATTTAGCGATAATTAGTGGTCTTGATTTAGAAGACATTGTTACACCCGGTACGGCATTTGAAGCATTCTGAGCTTCATACATATCAACATAGCTGTGGGAGTGTTTTATTGAGTAGTAAACATTTGGGTGTTTGCTTTCTCTCAACTTATCTAACACGGTCATGCCAATAGAGTTATTCTCAACCACTGTTAAACAAAAGCCATATTCTCTACTTGCCTCAAAGATCATCTCTGAATAAACATCAAGAGTGGGCTTTCCTTGGTATTCAGCTACTTGAGTCATCGTATCTGTTTCAAAAACTTGAAAAGCTGAAAAGTCTTTACCATCGCCGCGAGCAACGTCGGCAACTAATACATAGTTCTTGCCGGTCTCGTATGTTTCCCAAATCCAAAAGTTTCTATCGTGCCCTGTTTTATACTTTGGATCGCACAATCCTTTTTGGATCTGTTCTAAATCGCCACCGTGAATAAGAGTTTCACCTGAAAAGTTAAAAGAACATTCAAGCTCTTGAGCGATTTGTCTCTTAGACATGTTTCTTGTTTCTTTTTTAAACCACTCATCGTCACGGTCGGGGTGAACTGACCATGGTAAACTTATTGTATTGAAGTCGTTTTTATCTTCTTCGGCTTCTGTAAAGGTTTTATGAAACCAGTTACCTACACCATTGGGAGTTGATAAAGCAATACAGCGACCACCAGTAGATAGTGTGGGATATAAACCAGTCCACAGTTCATCTAAACCCTCAATGTGAGCAGCCTCGTCAATTACCAATAAAGTAAGAGCTTCAGAACGACCAGCATCACCCGATGTTGAGGATGCTTTGATCTGTGATCCGTTAGCTAGTTCAAATGAGTTCTTATTATCTGTTGTAATTTTAGCAATCATGAGCCAATCAGGTATTGACTTCATCATGAACTTAACTTTTTTTACCAAGTTTGATGCTGTGCTAAGTTTAGTTGCCACCACCAAGATGTTCTTATCTCTATGGAACAGCATCATCCAGCAAATATAAGCTGCTGCTGTTGTGGAAATGCCTAACTGGCGACCTTTGTTAATTACATTGAAGCGGTGTTCGTTAAAGCTTTCGATACAGTCTTCTTGAAAATCATACAATTTAAAGGGAATAGTCCCCTCTAATGGGTGAGAGATCCTACAAAAGTTATTAATAAAATAAGCAGGATCTTTACCACATCGAATAATTTCGGCTATTATCTGTTTTTTAGTTAATTTAAAAGCCATTAAGATAACTAGGATTTACGCCAAAAAGGCTTGTATCCCAACGTCTTCTTACGCTTCTCTTCTTTTAGATTTGTCATGAAGCTTTTGTAAAAATCTGCCTCTGAGCGTCTGCCACCTTCGGGTTTTGGATCTTCTTGAGCTTCCATCCCACCAATAGTGTACATGCCAACGGCTGAAACCATTGTGCGAAGTTTATTCATTGGCTGAATAAGAATATCAATCTCACCATCGAGCTTTAAATTGACGTTAGCGCCAGTGGCTTTTTTAGCCTCTTTTTTAACAAACTTAACAATGTTTGCCATTCGCTGCTCGATTTCATTTTGGTACTTTTCCAAGCCAGTGCGATGAATGCTACGCAGACCTTTAAGATTTTCTTCAGTGTAGTACTTGACAACCAAAAGGTTACCTTGAAGTTTTAGATCAAAGCCGTCCATAACGCGGCTGTCGATGACTGGGTTGCCCTCTTCACGACGGAGACCAATCTTGACTGGCTCTCCATTTTCATCGTGTGCTCCGTCATAGCTATTAGCCATGGCTGCTGAGATACCTTGAATAATTTGTTGGACTTTGTTCATTAGTTTTTCTTCCATTCGCAACGCTGGCAGTGACCTATCTTTTTTATCATAACTTTGTCTATGTTAGACATTTTAAAACTATGACATACAGGGCATTTGTCAGCCTTTCTATCAATAAATAGTTTTGAGGTTATTAAAATACCATCGTGTTCACGAGTTGTTGAAGATCTGTTTTCTTTTTTTGCTTGCTCTTTCAACTGCTCTAGATATTCTTTTTCTTTTTCTTCGTCCCAGTGAGAGGCTGGATTCTCAACTGCCTCTTTACCCCATCGTTTTTCAATGGCTTGTTCTACCTTTGCTACTTGATTTAAATCTTTTTTCATTTACTTGCCTGGGCTGCGGCATAAAAGATACCGATGGATAAACCCACACCAGCAACAAAGCCGCCAACAAACCATAACTTAGTATAATCTGGTTTTTGTGATTTTTTAATAACTTCTTCTAATCTTTTTACTTCGGCATTCTTGAGTCTCATAAGTTCATCAAACTTTTTCTTGCCTGTGTCTCTCTCAATAGTAATAAGTCTTTTTTCAAAATTACATTCGGCTGTAATCTTTTTAATTGAAAAGTCTTTATTCATCTCACAAATCTTAACAGCACTTTCTCTTTTCGCTGCCATTGTTGCTTCTGCGGACTTGTCTAATAGTATACCACTGAATGGTGCTCTTTGACCTTTCTTTATAGCGGCAATTTTACCATTAGCAAAGCAAGTTATTGGAAATAAAGTTATTAATAAGATAATTGTTGTGGTTTTCATTCTTCAACCTCAACGATCTCCAATCCGAACTCATCAGCAAGAGCATGTAGTCTTTCTTCTTCGGGCATAGAAACGATCTCTTTTATTCTTTTCTTTTCTTGTCGCTTTATTTTCTCGCCCTTTTCTTTCTTCATTTCATCGACTGCCTGAACAGCAACCTTAAAATCATGCTGTGCTCTGGCTTTCTCTTTGACCTCTTCTTCATGGGAGTCATTCAGAACTCTAATCTCTTCTTCGTTCTGTTTAATCTTACCTTCGTAGAGGCTTCTGAAATAATCTTTATCTTTTACAAAAAACTTATGGAGGACAAAGCCAATTATTATTAAAGCCCCTGCCCACCAATAGTTTTTTATGTAAGTCCAAATTTTCTTTAAAATATGTTTAGCTGTTAGCCAAGTCATTACTTACCTTTGAAACGGGCTACAACATCGACGAAGCCCTGTGTGCCGACATATGCTGAAGCAATGATTACCCACTGCTCGGAATCTACTTTATCAGCAAGAAGTAGTCCTGTTGTTGTTAGCCATACCAAAAGTTTCTTTGATACAAATCTTTCTAAGTGCCTATCGGCAAATGCTTTTACTGCTGCCACCATTTTACCCTCTCTGGTTAGTTGTTAACCGCAGCAGCAATCGCAGCCGCAGTTCTTTTCACATTTACAATTATCACATCCACACATTTTTTATTCCTCATTGATTAACAAATGCATATCCGTCATCTGTTTTAGAGATTTCGACTGTCATATCGACAACATCTTTCAAACTCTCTATGTGAGTAATTAGTAAAGTAACATCAAAATATCCTTTTACAAGGTCCAAGATTCGAACAAAACCTTCCATATTCTCAGCATCTAAAGCAGTACCCGGCTCATCAAGGATAAACAAGTTGCTCTTCGGCATATTGCTTACATTTAGTAAAGCAATTCTGATGGCAACAGCAGCAAGTGTTTTCTCTGCCCCTGAACAAGTTTCAAGTTGTCGTGGGTCGTGCTTTGGATGTTTGATTAGAATATTTAACTTATTCTCACTGTTTTCAAAGAATACCTCAAAGTCAACAATATTAGACAACACTTTCGCGATCTCTGTGTTAATGACTGGTAAAGCTTTCTTGATAACATCAAAAGCAATGCCGTTAGAATGCATACATCTCATGAAGAGGTCATAAGCTGAGTATTCAGCATTTAATCGGAACCTTTCTTCTTTGAGGTCCTTTAAATTTTGTAGTTTTTGCTCCAAAGCCCCTTCTTTACCAACAAGCTGATAAATTCGATCTTCACAATCTTGTAGCTCTTGTTCAGTTCTTTCTTTATTAGTC